TGTTCCGACGACTTCCCTTGTAGAACAAATGTATAAAGATTTTGCAGATTATGGATGGGATGTTGGTTCATACTGCCACAAGATATACGCTGGTAAGGAACGAGAAACTGATTCCCAAGTTATTATTACTACCTGGCAAAGTATTTACAAATTGCCCAAGCAGTATTTTGCCAGATTTAATGTAGTCGTAGGAGATGAAGCACACCAATTTAAATCCAAGTCATTAATATCTATAATGACTAAACTTTGTGATGCCAAATACCGTTTTGGATTTACCGGAACACTAGATGGCTCTCAAACTCACAAGTGGGTTTTGGAGGGATTATTTGGTCCATCATATAAAATTATCAAGACAGATGAACTGATGCAGAAGGGTCATCTTGCCAAATTAGATATTAAGGTTCTACTACTAAAGCACCCTCCTCATAGATTTGAAACTTTTGAGGATGAAGTTCAGTATATTATTAATCACTCAAAGAGAAATAACTTTATAAAAAATCTTACTCTTGATTTAAAGGGCAATACTCTTGTGCTTTTTGCCAGAGTAGAAGGGCACGGGCAACCACTTTACGAACTCATAAATAATAACAAAACTGATAATAGACATGTATTCTTTGTTCATGGTGGGGTTGCTACCGAAGAACGCGAATTAGTTAGAGAAATTACCGAAAGAGAAAATAATGCTATCATCGTTGCTTCCTACGGCACTTTTTCTACTGGTGTCAATATTAGAAATCTTCATAATGTTATATTTGCTTCGCCTAGCAAATCAAGGATACGAAATCTCCAATCCATCGGAAGAGTCCTGCGAAAAGGAGAAAATAAAGTAAAGGCAACTCTATATGATATTGCCGATGATATTAGTTACAAGTCAAGAAAAAATTATACACTCAATCACTTGATAGAAAGAATTAAAATTTATAACGAAGAAAACTTCAATTACGATATTGTAAACATACCTCTAAAAGACTAATGGGAGAAGAATTTTATTGTATTCTAAAGTTAGTATCTGGTGAAGAAATTCTATCACTTATTATGATAGATGAGAATGATGGTGATACGATTATTATTCTACAAAACCCGGTAGTTATGAAACCCGTAACAAACTCTACCGGTGATTCTTATGTTAAGATTAAACCTTGGATAGAAATGTCAAGTGATGATATGTTCTTGATTAAACTTGATAAGGTTATTACGATGACTGAAACAAAAGACATCAAGTTAATTCAGTTATATGAACATTATGTAAATGATGATTCAATAGAAGTATACAAACCAGATGGGGAAGTTAAACCTTCATCTACGATGGGTTATGTATCTTCGGTAGAGGAAGCAAGAAAGAATTTGGAGAATATCTTTAAGGATAATAAAGAAAGCTAGAACTTATCTTCAACGGAGACAAACCTAGTCTATATGGTTTTTCAGTACTTGTCAAGCCCTATACAGGTATGTGTGAATGTGCTATAATAATTACAACTTATATTAAAAGTCCAATGCCATGCCTAAAAAGAAATCAGAACATTATGTAAACAATAAAGAGTTATTAGAATCTCTTATTGTTTACCGATCTAAAGTAGATAAGGCAGCACAGAAGTACTTTGAGAAGTATGATAAGCATCCTCCCAAGTCTGGTGCCTGGGAGGGAAAACCAAGAATTCCAGACTATCTTGGAGAATGCTTTCTAAAGATTGCCACTCACCTCTCGTATAAACCAAACTTTGTGAATTATATGTTCCGTGAGGATATGATTTCTGATGGAATAGAGAATTGCGTTCAGTATATTCATAACTTTAATCCAGAAAGGTCTCAGAATCCTTTTGCTTATTTCACTCAGATTATTCACTATGCCTTTTTGAGAAGAATTCAAAAAGAAAAGAAGCAACTTGAAATCAAAAATAAAATCATTGAACGAACCGGATTTGATGAGGTTATGACAATTGATGACGGCTTGCTTTCTGGGAACAATTCGGAGTATAATAGTATGAAGGACGCAATCCAGTACAGAAACGGAAATCGATGAAGGTAGCAATTCTTACGGACAGTCATTACGGGGCAAAAAAAGGTTCAAAGCATCTTCACGATTACTTTGAACTCTTTTATAAGAATGTATTTTTTCCTGCCCTTGAAGAACACGGGGTAGAGACGGTCATTCATATGGGAGATGCCTTTGATAGTCGTAAGTCAATTGATTATCAAAGTCTTGAATGGGCAAAGAGAGTTGTATTTGACCCTCTTAAAAAGTATGATGTTCATATGATTGTTGGTAATCACGATTGTTATTATAAGAATACCAATAATGTAAACTCTCCTGCTCTTCTTCTCAAGGATTATCCAAATATTAAAACTTATAGTTCCCCAACCAATACAAAGGTTTGTGGAATTGATATGACTTTTATTCCTTGGATTTGTAGTGAGAACTATGATGAAACTCTAAAGGTCCTTAAGAAATCTAAGGCAAAGGTTGCTATGGGGCACCTTGAACTCAAAGGATTTCGTGTCAACAAACATCTTGTAATGGAGGAGCATGGACTGGAAGCGAATCTTTTTTCAAACTTCACAAAGGTATTTTCTGGTCATTACCACACTCGTTCTGATAATGGAACTGTGTTCTATCTCGGTAATCCTTATGAAATGTATTGGACGGATGTAAATGATACTCGGGGATTTCATATTTTTGATACCGAAACTCTAGAACACACTCCAATCAATAATCCTTATAAATTATTCTACAATGTTTATTATGAGGATACTCCACATCAGACTTTTGATGCCTCTGAGTATTCTAATAAAATTGTCAAGGTGATTGTTCGTAAAAAGTCCAAACAAAAAGACTTTGAGAAGTTTATTGATAAACTCTATAAAGTTGGTATTCAGGACCTGAAGATTGTTGAAAACTTTGAAATTCAGGAAAATGAAAACTTTGTAATTGATGAGGAAGAGAATACTATTTCAATTCTGAATCGTTATATTGATGAATCCGAATGTGACTTTGATAAGAGTACTATTAAAGGCATATTCCAAGACCTCTATAAACAAGCTTGCGAAGTGGAGTAAAATGTTTCTTCTTACACTCAAGGGTCGTAAAGATGACGGTGCGTATGCCGTTCAGGACCAATATGGAGAAAAGGTTTTATTTTTATTTGAAGAAGAGGATGATGCCACTCGGTATGCTATGATGCTTGAGTATGATGAAGACTATGAAAAAGAAATGGAAGTCATAGAAGTTGATGATGACCTTGCCATAAAGACCTGTAAGAGGCATAATTACAAATATGCCGTAATTACCCCTAACGATATTGTAATTCCTCCTAAAAATGATAGTATTCAAGACAATTAAGTGGAAGAACTTTTTAAGTACTGGTAACAACTGGACTGAAGTTGATTTCCAAAAGAATCATACAAACCTAATTATTGGAACAAATGGTGCGGGAAAATCTACTATTCTTGATGCCTTGACATTTGGTCTTTTTAATAAACCGTTTCGTAAAATCAATAAACCACAATTAGTCAATACAACTAACGAAAAGGATTGTCTGGTTGAGATTGAGTTTTCTGTCAATGGTCGGGATTATTTGGTTCGTCGTGGAATCAAACCAAATATTTTTGATATTGAAGTCAATGGTAAGCAACTTCATAAGGAATCTGATGATAGATTGAATCAAAAGATTCTAGAAGAAAATATTCTGAAAGTTAATTATAAATCTTTTACTCAGATTGTAATTCTGGGTTCCAGTACCTTTGTGCCTTTTATGCAACTTACGACTGCAAATCGTCGTGAGGTGATTGAAGACCTATTGGACATTCGGATATTCTCCGCTATGAACTCTATCGTCAAGGAAAAGATTCGTGCTCAAAAGGATGAAATAAAATCTCTTGAATTGAAGAAGCAAAACCTTAAGGATAAGGTTGTGATGCAGAAGAGTTTTATTGAAGAACTTGAGAATCGTGGAAATGCCAATATTAATGCCAATCAAGAAAAGATTACCAAGTTAGACGCTGAAGTTGGCATTTATATGACGGAGAATGCCAGAACCGAAGAAGAAATCTTTAAATATGTGAAGGAGCAAGAAGAAGTTACTGGTGCCGCAGAAAAGTTAGGTAAACTCAATAATCTTAAGGGTAAAATCTCTCAGAAAGTATCCACGATTACCAAAGAACATAAGTTCTTCACCGAAAATACGGTATGCCCTACCTGTACTCAAACGATTGAAGAGGAGTTTCGGTTAAATAGAATTACAGACGCTCAAAATAAAGCAAAGGAACTCCAGAAAGGTTTTCAGGAACTTGAGGAGACTATGAAGTTTGAACAAGAACGAGAGCGTCAATTTCTAGCACTATCAAAGGAGATTACGAAACTCAACCATGAGATTTCTCAAAACAATACTCGGATATCACTCAATCAGAGGCAAATCCGAGACCTTGAATCTGAAGTTCAAACTCTTACCGAACAACTTAAAAACAGAAATACTGAACATGAGAAGCTAGAAGAATTTAGAGAGAATCTCCAAAAAACATTTGACGACCTTTCAGATAAAAAAGAAGAAATCGTTCATTACGATTTTGCCTATTCCCTACTCAAGGATGATGGTGTAAAAACGAAGATTATCAAAAAGTATCTTCCTTTCATCAATCAACAGGTGAATCGTTATTTACAGATGATGGATTTTTATATTAATTTCCATCTTGATGAAGAGTTTAATGAAAGCATCAAGTCTCCTATTCACGAGAACTTTTCCTATAGTTCTTTTAGTGAAGGTGAGAAGATGCGAGTTGATTTGTCTCTTCTCTTTACTTGGAGAGAAGTGGCAAGACTTAAGAACTCCGTGAATACAAATCTGCTGATTATGGATGAGGTATTTGATAGTTCTCTTGATGGATTTGGAACCGAAGAGTTTCTTAAGATTATTCGTTATGTCATTAAGGATGCTAATATATTTGTGATTTCTCATAAGACCGGACTTGAGGACAAATTTGAAAGTGTCATACGCTTTGACAAGAAGGCAGGATTCTCGTATAAAGTAGAATCATAAACAACAGGAAAATGAAACTCCCAAACTGGCAACACCACTCCAAGAAGGAGCAGAAGCGGAAACTGAAACCGCAGG